TGACGCTCAACACGGACTTCGCAGACGTTCGCCAGTACCCGCCCGGCACGCACGCCGGGACTCTCTTCCTTTCATTCTCTTTCGAGAACGGCTCATTCTCTTTCGAGAACGGCAAAGGGAGCCCAAAACAGCAAACCCCGCCCCGAAGCGCCGTTTTCAGCGCCAGAAGCGGGATTTCGGGACAGTACCGCGTACGGGAAACGCCCCAGTGCATCAAGCGTAACCAGCCGTCATCCGCGGCGGGTCAAACACCCTTCTTGACCCATGCGTCCACGAACCGGTGTAGCATTTGTCTCCCAGCGTAATCGACTGAGTTGTTAAGTGCGTTGTGAAGGTTGCGCCCGCCGCCTCCTACGCCTCCAAGTAGCTCTCGACTTCTTGGCGTTCGTCGTCGTCTTGGGCGGCCCGGCTGTACAGCAAAAGTCTTTTCCAATCGCCATTGAAGTAGTGCTTCGACTCTTACGCGTCGCGTTCGACCTCACGTCTGGTCGAGGTCTTGCTTCTCGGGAGCGTACGTCGAGTGACACTACGCAGGCAGCCGCTCGATCTGCCGCTTGATCTCGCTGGCGGGGGGCACGTGCGGCCACCCCGTCAGCGGATCGCTCGGCCCCGCTCCCACCCGTGCCACTCGCGCGGCCACCTCCGTATCAGCCAAGCGGAAGTCGCCAGCCTCCGGGTCCCGGTAGATTGCGCGCAGCCCGCGCGGGTCATTGCGTAGGTCGATGTAGATGCTGCCCTCGTCGGTGCCTGCCCCACGCTGGAAAGCGCTCAGCGTATCGAAAACCGTCGTGTTTCCGTCAGGGTTGTTTCCCCCTTTCCATGTTGGAGCGCTGCCGGAAACCTGGATATAGACGTTGTTTCGACGCGTCTGGTCACACGAGCCAAAACTGCCTTCCAAATCGACAGAAGCAAAGCCAGAAAAGCCACCTGCCCCGTCGTAGATGTAGACGCACCCCTGTCCTTCAGACACGCGCACATCGCCCCCAGTCGTGAGGCCCGGCCGATCAATCCAAAAAATACAGCGCCGCGCGTGCTGCATCTCGGACTGTTCCTCGATCAAGACGGCAGGCGCTTTCCCCGGCGCGTACTCGTCTTGCGGCCCCGTCACGCGGATGATGCAGTCATCGAGCGCCACGTCCATTGTCCCTTTCTTTGAGATGGCTGAGCGCGTCACCTCATTGGCAACTACATGCCGATAGCGCGACCGTGGAGCGTTGCCCCCGGTCCACTCGTGGCGCTTGTAGATGTAGATGTCCTCAAAGACGCGCTCATCGGCCCCTCCGCCGAGCGTGCCGCCGCCCTCGGGACCGGACCACCCGCCTGCGCTGCCCTGCGCATCGCCGGTGTGGACCGTGCCGCGCAGCGTGAGCCGGTCGTGGTCGAGGCTTCCGTCCGAGGTAGAGGAGTGCGCATAGATGTGATTTCCACCACCGAGAAATGCGCACCCCTCCACGAGCGCCTCCTCCCCCGTCGCGTCTTGGGAGTAAAAGGTCAGCACGGTCCCGCCCTCTACGTCGCCTGCTTCTAAGCTCGACTCCGCGACGCCTGCACCTACGAAAAGCGTACGGCGCACGAGGCCCGAGCGGATCACCGCGTGGTGCAGTGTCCCTCGCTCGATCACAGCGCGGTCCAGCAAAGCGCGCTCCCCCATTTGCAGCCCATCGTCGCGGGCGGAGTAGACCTGGTGGATGCCCTCGATGATCGCGTCGTGCGCATCAAAATGGCTATGCGCCGCCTGTCGCACGGCGACCTCGTGACGGTATGCCCCCGAGCCGGGGGCTTGGGAGTCAGACGGATGCACCACCCACGTCGCGGTATTGGCATCTGCATCCGACGAGGTGACCCGGTAGGAGCCGGGCGTCGCCTCTACGTCTGCAAGGCTGGCCTGCTCGGTCAAGATCGTGCCCTGCAAAAGACCGATCTTGCCAGCCGACGTGGAAGCATCCACCTCCAGAACTGGGCTTTTGTGCGCCGCTGTGCTGCCGGAGATGTCATCGTGCCGCTGTGCGTGCCAGTCGCCGGTGTACTCGTAAACATTCGAGTAGCCACTTTTGAGCGACCACGCGCTCGCGTCAACCGCGTTGAAGGCGCTCAGCACGGGCAGCGCCTGCGGCCCTTTGCCATGCTGCACGTCACGCGCATGGCCGCTCACTGGCAACGCCAGTGCCTCGCGCAAGACAGCCTTCCGCAGCAGCCCCACCGACGCGGGCGCGTCGGGTGCGGGCGTCGTCTCGGTGTGAGGGCCGCCTGCGTCCACATCTGCCAGCGACGGGGCCGGGGCGGTCAGCGTGCCCGATCCCGACGCCTGATCGTCTACGTACACGCCGAGATCGCGAGCGACGAGCCGGTCCAGCGCCGGATTGCCGTCCGAGGGCACACTCCACGTCTCCGACCGCGCCGCTCCCGGCGTATCGGGCGCAGGCAAAAGCGTCTCCGGCGTGTCGAAAAGCCACCCCTCGCGCAAGACCGGCAGCGAGAGACGCGCCGGATCGCTGTCAGAAGCGTTCGTGATCGTGATGACGACCTTGTCGACGTTTTGGGTATCGTCAGCGGGATACGGGTCCTCCACGAGCAGCCCATCCACGTAAAGCACGTCCCCTGCCGGATCGCGCCCGCGCCTCGCCTCTTCGAGCGGTCCTGTGTTCCCGTAGCCCTGCACATCCACCTCTGCGGTCGCGTCGCCCTCCAGGACCCGCGCCGCAAAAGCCACGCGCGAGCCGATCTCGAAGGGGACCGGATCGTCAGGCTGGCTCCCTCCCACATCGTAGGTGATCTCCACGCTCCCGCCAGCTTCCAGCGTGATATTGGGGCGCGCGCCGCTACGGTCCACGCTGTAGCCCGTGGAGGTGATCGAGGTGTATCGCGTGGGCGCGTCCCACATCGTGCCCGCCCGCTCGATCTCGCCCAAGAGCGCCGCGACGGCCTGAGGACGCCCCGGCGCGTCCTCGTCAATCTCGGGGCGCTGGTACGCGATGGACGCGACCTCGTTGACGTAGGGTAGCGTCACGCGCGCCTCCTGTGAGCCGGTCTGCTCCGTGATCTGCACGCGGAAAGCAATGATGCTGCTCGACCCCGAACGGTCCAACGCCTTCCCTTCCGCACGGAAAACATTTCCTTCTTGCTCAATCGAAGAGAAATCGTTGTTGCCATTGTCGTACTCGACGTAGAAGCGCGCCGCTACCGACCCGCTCACCAGCGCGAAGAGCACCGACACCACATCGCCATATGCGTACGGCGATGGGTCGAACTCCAGCGTGACGCGCGTCCCTGACGGGACGACGACCTCTTTGCCGAGGGGGGTATCGACGATCTCGGGTTGACGTAAGCGCTGGAAGTCACTGACTGCCGCGAGCGCTCGCGCCATGCGCTCGTGCCACGCTGTCGCCGCCTCACCTGCCGACGCCGCCGCGTCGCTCGCGTCAGTGGCGGCAGCGGAGGCCAGCCCCTGCACGCTGTCTCCCGATGAGATGGTGCCCTGCTGCGAGTGCGTCCCGCCCGTGCGAGTCGCCTCCGCGTCGTCCGCTGCTGTTTCCGCCGCGTCCGCGTCAGCCCCCACCGCTGCCGGGTCGGGAATGGAGAGCTGGTCGGTCTCTTGGTCTCCTGTGGCCATAGTGGTGCCTCTTGTCTGTCAGGTGTCGTGCGTGATGAGCGTGTCGCCGCCCGTGTCGGTGCGCCCGATGCGCTGCCGTCCGAGGGCGTCCGGCTCAACTCGATAGCGGTAGCCGAGCGTGCGCGTCGTGCCCGTCCGGTCGGTGCGCGTGATGGTCTCCACCAGCGCAAACGAGCCGCTCCCGAAAGCGCGCAGGTCGTAGCTGCCGTCCGCCTGCTCATCAAGCGTCAGTGCAAACGTGTCCGCGTCAAGATAGACCGATGGGCGCTCCCCGCTCGTCTTGACTTCCAGCTCATGCACGCCGTCCACGAGCTCGACGTAGACGCCTTCCCCCGCATCGGGCGTAGCCGTCAGGTCGGAGCCCAGCTGCGCGCCGGAGGCGTCATAGAGCCGCACCGTCACGTCGCCCGCCTCCCCCGCCTCCAGCCGTAGCAAGCGGCCCCCGTAGGGCGTCACGTCAAGCGTCCACGTGGTCGGCGCGCTCCCCGACCCCTTCACACCACCGAGGAGGTCGGTGCTCTCTGGAAAGACGAATGCGCGCGCTGGAAAGACGATGCCCTCTTCGGCGCTCCAATCTGTGCGGTCCGTCAGCGGCGGCAGTTCCGGCGCGCGCCGCCGCATGCGCACGTCGTACTCCATTCCGAATTGCATGAGCCGTTCTCCCGGCGTGGCTTGCCCCCGCAGCTGGAAGCTCCCGGCCAAGACCAAACCCGCCGGGAGCCGCGCCGTGTCGCGGTCGCCGGGGGTCGCCTGCGTCCCGCCCGCCACCGCTACGCGCGCGCCTTCTTGCCCCACGTCGTAGAGCGTCCAGTTTAGTTGCCCGGAGCCGCCCGGCATCTGACGCACCCACAGCCGTCGCACGCGCTTCCACGTGCCCACCGCTCCGCCCAAGTGCATCACCCGCGTTACGATCAGGTAGTCCTGGGTCGCCTCGTCGTCTTCCCCCTCCTGGAACAGCTCGGCGCCGCCTTCCGCTTCCGGCACGCCGTACAGTCGCGACCGCAGGCGCGCGAAGTCGCGCCGCGTCCGGTCAAGCAGGAACCACCGCCCGTAGTCCATGGAGTAGCCGAACGTGACCCGCCCATTCGCCACCCACACCTCACGCCGCCCGTCCGCGCGGTCGTCGTCGTAGAACCCCAGCGCCGTCCCCACGCCCAATGCGGAGAGGAAGTCGCCCTCCTTCCCGTGCAACGGGCGCGACAAGGCACGGTCCGACAGTTGAGGCGAAAGCACCCACACCCCATCCCGCGCGGCGAAAACGATGCTGTCCTCGGCGTTCGTGAAGGCCGCCCGTCCCACGCACCCCTTTGGGGCGACTTTTTTCCACCCGGCGAACGCGACGTCGCCGCTGCCCACTTCGCCGGCGTGCACGTTGTCCCGCCCCAGCGCGTAGACGGGGTAGCTCCCGAACTGTCCCTCCGACACCGGGAGCGTCGCCGCGGCAAACCCCACGATCCCGTCTTGCGGCCCCTCGCCCACGTAGGCCACCCGCCGCGCCAGAAGCTCGCGTGGAAGATACGTCCCGCTCACGAGAAGCCGCGTCGGGTCCTGGTCATCGGTGGCGTTTTGGCTTTCAACCGTGCGTTGGGTTACAACCAGATCCGGCTCCCCGCCCCCGCTCGATGACGACGTCGATGTCGAAAAGTCTTCGATTGACGTTCGCGCGCTTCCCTTCGACGTCTTCTCTTCTGTGCCGCCGTAGTCCACATCAACCTCCGCTGCCGTCTTGACCTCCAGCCGCGCCGCGTTCTCCGCGTCCGAAAAGACGCGCTCGAACGGGCCGCCGTCGGTCCGTCCGCTTTGGTCGTCGGTGTCCCGGTTCGACGCCGACGCGCTGCGTATCTCGCTACGCACCTCGTTTCCGTTCTCGTCGAGAAGGCGGATTTCGATCTCGGCGAGGCTGTTCGCCTGCCACCCCTGCACCGATGCGAAGCACCGCGCGCTTACGGTCACATCCGTACCGGCCGCCAGCGGAGACGCAAAGTCGAAGTACGCCGTCTGGAACCCGCCTCCACTCGGGTCCTGTGCGCTCTGTGACCCCGTGTCGTCGTCGGCCGTCAGCCCCACCAGCGCCTTGCCGTCCCCCGTCATGTCCGCCCTGTTGTAGGTGTTGCTCGAGCTTCCCTCGTCGGCCCCGCTGTTCGTCAGGTCGATTGGCCCCATCAGCGGGCGAAACACATAGTTGCCGCCGCCCTCTTCAAAATCGCGCGTCACGCCCTGCACGAACACGCGCTGCCACGTCGCTGAGCCGGGCGCATCCGGGCTCGTGTAATTCGTCGAGATCAAAAGCTCCCAGCTTTCCGCCCGCACGTCCAGATAATACAACAGATTCTGCACCAACTCCACGTCGGTTGCGCTGGAGGAATCGTAGGGGAGCGGCTCCGACCACCGATACAGCGTCCGGCCCGCCGTTTCGATCTGCACGCGCAGCCGCAACCAGTAGTCGTTTCCGTCGCTGTTGTGCGTGCCGTCCTCCCACACGAACATGTCCTGCAAATCCGGGCGGTAGAGGTCGTAGGCCACGCCCCCGAGCATCAGGCGCTTGTTGTAGCTAAACACCGCGCCCGCACGAATCTTGTGTTGCAGCAACGTTTCGCTCCCCAGCTGCTCACCCGTTACGATCTCCGAGGCCGGGCCGCCCCACGTCACGCGCTCGTCTTGCTCGATCCCCGGAATCCGCGCCACCCGAAACGCCGGGTTGTACAGCGCTTCGTTCTCCGCGCCCACGACGGGGTTCCCGTCCGCGTCGGTCAGCGTCTTCGACTGCGCGTAGACGAGCACGGCGCCGAGGCGCTCTTTCCACTTCGCCGGAAGCGCCTGCGCGCGCGCCCCGATGGTAAACGTCAGGTCGTAACTGTTGCCGCTGTCGAGGCTCTTCTGCACCGGCCGCCCCGGCGCGGCCACCAGCCCGTTTTCGAACTGCCACGCGAACCGAAACACGTAGTCCCCTTTTTCGAGATCGCCCCCCGTCGCCTCCGTGATGTCGACCGGCGGCAGCGGCGGCGGCACGAGCTTCATGCACGCGTCCCCGCGAAGCTCGATCACCGTCCCCGATGTGCGTTGCTCCTCGCCCCGGCTGACGACGATCCACGTCGCGTCGCCGAGGTGCGCGAACTGAGCGCGCCGCGTGTCGTCGGGGTCGTCGAAGGCGTACACCTCTTTCGCCCTGTGACCTTGACCCGGGTCCACCACCCACACCCCGCTTGCGCAGAGGGCCACCAGCCGGTCAAGGCTCTGGTTCGGGTCGTCGTTCAGGTCCGCGTGGTCGCCGAAGCTGTCGCGGTACTGCACGCCGAGGGAGAGCACCGGCCCCGGCAACCGCGTCTGTGCCGTGAGCGGGTCCACCGCGCCCTCCGGCGGCGTCAGGTGGGGCGTCCCGTCGGGCGGGCCCGCCCACGTGAGGTTCGCGAGCGTATGCAGCCGCCCCGGCGCCCCACCGGGCGCGCCACGCGGCTGGCTCACGTCCAGCGGGCCAAACGGAATATCCTGTCGTTGGCTCATAGCTCACCCCAGCGGTCGGTACGGGCGCTCGCTCGTCGAGGGGGCACGCGGCTCGCTCCTGTACCCGTCCACTCCCGCCCAGAAGCGGTCTTCCCGTCGCCCGGCCTGCGCCTCTTCGCCCACGTCGCGTAGCCACTGCGCTTGCACATAGTCCGCCAGCGCGCGCCGCAGCTCGGGCGCGAGTTGCGCGAGGAGGGCGTCCAGTTCAGCCAGCTCCCCCGCACCAATCCGGAAATCCCCGTTCGAGATGTAGTGTAGCGCCAGCGTGGTCTCGCCCTTCGGCGCAGGATGCACGACCAACTGGCCGCCGCTGAATCCGATCACCTCCACCTCGCCTTCCCGCGCTTCCGTCTCCACCAGCGCCCGCGCGCGCTTTCCGTCTACGTGCTCCAACGCCCGGCCGCCAGCCACGTACGCTCCGCGCAGGTGCGCCAAGTCTCGCGGCGCGTCCTGCGCGTGCTGCCCCGCCGCCAGCGTCGGCTCGAGCCGTCGTTCGAGCCGTCCGGTGTGCCGGGCAATCTCAATCAGCCCTTCCCGTGTGTAGATCGTCAGCAGCTCGTCGTCGCTGTCGGAGGGCGCGATGAGCGTGTCCCCCACCCGTCGCGCCAAGACCCCCAGACGGCGTTTCACGCGGTCCAGTATGTCATCAAGCGTCTGCATCGTGTCAGGAGAGGATGTCGCGCACTTCCGAAACCGTGTGCGCCGCCACATCTGTGCCTTCCGCGAAGGACAGATCCGCCAGCTCACCGGGGATCTCCGACGCACCTTCGATGGCCTTCTGGACGGCCTGCCGCATGTCGTGGTTGGTGATTACAATTCGCGCGTCGCTGATCTGAAATCCGTCCGCTCCAGCACGGGTGGCCGCCTTCAGGAATTCGACTGCGCCGGTGATGGCTTCTTTGGTCTGCTGGGTGCCTTTCTGGTTTGCCATAGGGATAGCCTCGTCTTGGTGAGAAGGAAGCGTGTCCGGCGTGTCGATGTCGGCCGCGCCGGGATCGGCCGTGTAAGCGGGGTCTATGTCGGGAGGGTCGCTCATGGTCAGTCGATGTGCATCTCGATGATCTTGTCGAGCTTCTCGTCGATGGATCGCAACTCGCGTTCGACGCGCTTTTCGAAGCGGTTCAGCCGGGGTTTGCGCGCGTACAGGTCTTCGGCAGTTTCGACGTGCTCGTCCAAGTCGTCGCGGATTCCTTGCTCGCGTTGGACGGCGTTCGACACGATGGATTTTTGCATCTCAACGCGCGCTTGTTCTGCATTCCTGCGGAATTGCTTTACGTCCCGCTCGACGTCTTCTATGCTGCTGTCTGTGCCTCTCACGAAGCGTCTCACCCAGAAGCCGATGACGCCGAGTACGACTGTGCTCGCAGACCCCAAAAGCGCATAAATAAAACCTTGTGACATGCTGTGTCATGCCATTTTGCTTTTTGAAAGCAACGCGCCCCACGTTTCCGCCCCGACGACCCCATCCACGTCGTCGAGGCCATGCCGGCGCTGAAAGTCGGTGACCGCCTGTTCGGTGCCTTGTCCGAAGATTCCGTCCACGGGTCCAGCGTACGTCTCTGCCCATTGCAGGCGCTCCTGCGCGTTGCGCAGCGCGGCGTCTTTGATGCTCCCGTCCGGCGTCGAGCGCCCGCGAAACAGGAGCGGCCGGACGATCAGCGCTCCTTCGCGACGCCGCCGCTCGCGAATGTTTTGGAGCGGGTGTCCCTGCTGCATCCCGGCAATGCGTTGCCCCACCTCCTTCCAGTCATTGCTTTCCAGCGCCCCGGCGAGGACACCCAAGGCGCCGTTGCCGGGGCCGCGATTGTAGCTCAGCGACAGCAAGGCTGTCTGCGCGGGCGGGGGCGTGCACTCCTCGCGGAGCACGGGGAAGCGGGCGCAAACGTCTTCCCAATAGCTTGCGGCCACCAGCGCGAAGAGTACCTGCTGCCGACCTGTCGGAATTTCGATCCCGCGCAAGACCCGTCCCTCCTCCGAGTCGCTGTGCAGCGCGCCCTGCGCGGAGTGTCCCTTCAGGCCCAACACGCCCCCGCAGGCGGCCAGCTCCCGCTCGGTCAGCGTCGGATCGTAATAGCTGCGCAGGCGCTCTTCCGTCTGGTACCCCAGGTCGAACCCGGGGTCAAGCGTGACGCCGCTTCGCTCGCCCGGCCAGTACGCCGAGCGACCGTACAGCGCCAGCCCCGAGCCCTCGCGGGCGTGAACCCACGCGGCGCTGCCTCGAAAGTCGGTCAGTGATTCCGTCATCGAACCTCGGGGGAAGGGGTCGTTACTCGGCGGGGCGGTCCTCGCCCATCATGCCGGTGCGCAGCCCGTCGATCGCCTGCATCGCTCGCTGGGAGGCCGCCTCGGCGCCCTCTTGGCGCGTCGCCTGCAGCACGCGCCCCGCCGCCTCCCACACGAGCGAGTCGACGAGCTCCTCGGGCATGTCCTCCGGGGCCGTTTCGGGCACGTAGGCAAACGAGTCCACCGTCGGCCCCGCATCGGGCGGGTAGCATTCCACCGCCTGGCTTACGCCTCCCTCGAAGTACGGCGCAAGGCTCGCGATCGGGTGCGCCTCGTCGGCGCTCGTAAACGGATTGTTCTGCAGGCGGTAGCGGCTTGAATCAAGCGGGACGAACTCATCGACCGGGTGATCCCATTCCGGCAGCGAGACCCGGAGGAAGCGAACGAAGTCCGACGGCACCGGGATGACCGTTGCGCCGCCCTGGTTGGTCGGCGACACGCTCCCGCTGCCGTCCTCTGCCGCCGGATACACGAGCTCGCGCGGCACGCGCCGCAGGATCAACCGCGCGGACTCGACCAGTTCCGCGTACGTGCTTTTGCGGTTCACCGGCGTCGTTTGCCCCTGCGCCGTCACCTGGTCCACGCGGTACTCCACGCTTTCCACCAGATCTTCCTGCCCGGGAGTGTTGTCGGGATCGTAGGTAAATGAGGCCATCTGCCTTAGCGGGACATGCTAATGAATGTCAACTTGCGACCGCCCCCTATGCCGACGCCCACCGAATTCCTCATCCGCGTACCACCTCTCCGACGCCGCTCTTCACGTCGATTTTGGTAAGCGGCCCGGCGCGCCGGTCGCCCTCGCGCAGCACATCTCCGTCCGCCGGCGCGTCCCCCGCCGGCGCTTCGCACCCGGGGCCGAACGTCAGGTCGCCGTTTACCGCGCGCACGGCCGTGAACACGTCGTGCGGGGTGTCCGCCGTCACCACGCCATCCGTGTCGGCCACGCGCTCCCACCCGTAGCGCGCGAGCGCTTGCCCCTCGTCATCGTATGCGTGGTAATACGCCTTGTGTCCCATGGGGGATCACCGTGCTTGCTCCGCGAATGCCGCCAGATCACTCGTCGTAGCCGGGAAACCAGAAGCCCGCTTCCTCGGCGGCGGCGATGATCTCGTCTTTCGTGTCGCGCTGGTTGAGGCCGTCGGGCCGCGCGTCCCGCTCGCCGAGCGCCTCGAGCGCTTCGCCCTTCGAGGATACGTCCTCGCCGCCGGAGGTGTACAGCGGCTCCAGCCCCCCTTCGGCTTCCAGCTCCCCTTCGGCTTCCACGCCGAGGTTCGCGGGCGTCTCTTCCGCTTGCGGGGGAAAGCTCACCGGCGCCGGCTGCTCTTCGGCCACGGCGCGGGCGTCCTTCTCTTCGGCTTCCTCATCGGGCGGCGCTTCGGTGAAGAACTGTTTCCCGCGCAGCGGCTCGCCCGGTTCGGCGTAGCCCCAGTGCTCGCGGAGTTCTTCGGCCTCGTCGTCGGTGGCGAGGTAGCGCCCGTTCGAGAACTCGAACGGCGGCACGAACTGCGCCTCTTCGATCACGCGCCCGCCGACCACCTTCCGGCGGATCACGCGGTCGCGGTCCACCGAGGCTTGCTTGTAGGGCGACAGGAATACGGTGCGACTCATAACAGTAGCGTGGGTTTTCTCGTGTGAAAGACGAAGGGGGGCCGCCAGGCGAAAAGGTCACGCGGCGCCGTCGATGACGGCGTGCGCGTCCTCGTAGCCGACCATCAGGCTGAACGTCTCCTTCAGCTGCACGCCGCGCCCGTCGGTGCCCTGCTCTTCGAGCGTCAGGTTGACGCGCTTCATGGGCCGCAGCACGCCGCGCCGAACGTGGTTCATGTCCAGCACGATGCCCTTCCGCTTGAAGCCCAGCTCGTCAAGGCCGAAGTGGGGCATCACGTTCGTGCGCCCGAACTCGGTCACGAACGAGGACACCTCCATGTCCAGCTCCTTCGACTCCTGCTGGTCGCGCCGCACCTTCTCGAGCGACACGCCCGCGAGGTCCTGCACGAGGTACGGGTCGGCGAACAACCACCGGGTCTCGCTTCCGCTGTTGCCGGTAAAGATCTGGCGGTGCCAGTCGATCAGGTCTTCCTCGCTGAAGCTGCTGGCGGTGTAGGAGAGCTGCTTCGAGTTGATGTAGGAGAGGATGCCGCCCACGGTGGTCAGGTTTTCCCCGTTCACCTGCTGCTTCGAGCGCTGCCCCGCGATCACCGCGTTCTCGATGTTGTTGCGGAAGTCGTAGAGCTGGTTTTCGAGGTCGGTCTCCAGCGAGTGCCGGTTGGTGTGGTTCATCGTCGCCTCGCGCCGCCCGGAGATCTTCAATACGCCGTCGATGGCCTGCACGTAGTTGTAGCGCCCCACCTCCTGCACGGCGCGGGAATCGCTCGCGTCGAAGAACTCCGGCTTGGCCGGGGCCATGCGGATCACGCGGTTCCCGTCCTCGATCGACGGCACGCTCCCGCCGTCGAGGGCGCGCACGTTCAGCGTGTCGCCACTCACGCTGTCCACGTAGAGCACGGCCTGACCGTCGTCGGGCAGCACCACCATGTCATCGGCGCGAAAGATCGCGCCCTCGTCGCTCTGAAGCGAGAGGGAGGCCGTGGCGCCGCCGCCGCTCACGCCGCCGTTGGCCGTCGCCTCGCGCGGGAGCGCGTCCTTTTCGTACCACTCCCACTTCTCCTGTTCGAGGCGCACCTGTTCCATCCGCCGCATGATGGTGTCGATCGGAAAGCGATTGCGCCGGAACAGGATGAGCTGATTGTAGACGTCCCGCTTCAGGAAGTCCGACGGCGTCGCGTCCTGCGTGCGGTCGCCGATCACCGCGCCCATCATGGAGAGGCCCAGCGGCGCCAGCACCGTCATGGCCGCGGGCGAGGGCGTCGGAAGGCATCCGCCAGCGATGAGCGCAAGTGCGCCTCCCGCGGCGAGCGCCACAATGGCGGCACAGGCGATCTGGGCGGGGGTTGTGCGGGCGAAGCCCGCTGGGGTTGCGGTCTCGAGAAAGCGAGTCATGGCGAAAACGGCCGCGAGGCCGGGATTGGTGAGTGTGCGTCGAGAGAAAGCGCCCGTGCATCCCCCGAAGCGGCCTCCTGCCAGAGATCCCGCTCCGGGTGCCGTGGCGATCGATGAAAAGGTCAGTTCGTCGGTTCGAAAAGCGCGCTCAAGAGGTCCCCGTTCTGCCCCGCCCCATGGCCGCCTTCTTGCGGTTGCGGCTCGCCGCCGCGCCCGATCAGAAGCGGCACGCCGTCACCGCTGCTGTCCCCGCCGCCGGGCGCGCTCTGCCCGCGCCCGTTCGGGTTGCGGCGCTGTTCTTCGAGTACTTCGTTCCGGCCCTCCACGCGGCCTTCCTCGCGCGCTTCCTCGATGGCCGACTCGTAGTTGTCGGGGAGGCCCCGGTACACGATGTCGAACATGTCCGAGCGCGTCCGCCCGCGCTTCGGGTCCCCCTGCACGACCTCCGAAAACGTCTCGCCGAAGTCCTGGGCTTCCTCGTCGTCCATGTCGTGCCGATCGACGAACGCCTGAAAATCACGCTGCACCTGCCGCCGCATCTGTTTCTGGCGCTTCTGGCGCTGCTGCGCGGCCTCTTCGCTGTGCTTCGAGCGCTCCTCCTTCCGCGCCTGCTCGGCCTTGTATTCGGCGTAGCCCTCCGGGTCGATGTCGGGGTCCGGCGCCTCGCTCGTGAGCCCGTCGGCGGCCGCCATGGCCGCCTCCTGCGGGCTGCTGCCCTCCAGCCGCGCTTCGATGTAGCGGCCCACGTCGGGCCGCTCTTCCATCAGCGCCCCCAGCTCGTGGAAACCGTCACGCTCGGTCTGGAGCCGGTTCACGCGCTCGGCCACGTCGTCGAGGCTGTCGTACTGCCCGCCCGTCTTCTCGCCGAGGGCCCGCAACGTCTCGTCGTCTACCTGCCGCGCGGGCTCTTCGGAGGCCTCGCCCGCGTCGCCTTCCCTTTGCTGCTCTTCGGTCGCCGCTTCCTCCTCGGCGGGGTCGCCTTCTTCCGTTTCTTCCGCGTCGGCTTCTCCGTCGCGGGCGGCCCGCGCCTGCTCGTCGTCGGCGGTCGGCTGCTGCTGCTCTTCGGTCTCTTCGGGCGACGGGCCCGTGCTCAGAAGTGCGCCGAGCAAGTCGTCGTCCTCGCCCACGGGAGCCGCGTTTTGCTCGGCAAACGCCGCCTCGCGCGCGGACGGCGCCTGCTCGGGCTGCTGGGCTTCGCTTTCGTGCTCGGGCTGCTCCTCCGTCGCTTCGCCAGCGCTCTCCGCCTGCGAGGCGCCGCCGCCGAAAAGCCCGTCGGCAATCGCGTCGGACGTGTCCTGCGCCGGGGCGTCGCCGTCGCCACGCGGCGAGGATTCCGGTTGCATTTCCGGTGCGGGCGGTTGATCTTCAGAAGTGCTCATGGCCGAACGTCTGGTTCCGTGAGGAATCGGTTGGCTGTGTGCGTCGAGGCCGCTCCGGGAGCCCTCCTGCCAGAGATCGCTTCCGGGGCGGCTTTTCTATGTCAAGTCGGATCCCGGTTGGTCTACGCCGCCTGCGCCATCAGCGCCTTCGCGTCGCGGTCGCCCGCCTCCGCGCGCTCGGCGACCTGCTGCATGATCGCCCGCGGCCCCTGCCCGCCCGCCGAGGACGCGCCGCGCGGCTGGGGGCGCTCCTTGCCCTGCCCGCGTGGTTGTGGCCGCGCGGCTGGGACACCGCCGGCCGCGGCCGCTTCTCCCGCCGCCCCGGGACTGCCGCCAGCTTGCTGCATGATCGGGTTCGTGCGCTCGATCAGCTTCATCAGGCTCTCTGCCTTCGGGTGGCTGCTCATTTGCAGGTACTGGCTGAACGTCAGCCGCTGGCTTTGCAGCAGCTCCTTCAGGTCCTGCTCGTACAGCTGTCGGTACACCGCCGTGTCTGCGACGTTGGCGACCGCGACGTCGTATTCCAGGTCCCGCGCCGCCGTCGGGTCGAACTGATACACGCGCCCGTCATCCGTGCGCAGCGACCGCTCCGGCCCGTAGAACTGGGTCGCCAGCGAGAGCGCCTTCAGATCGACCTTGCGCAGCGTCTCCAGATAGGTCTCGAAGAAGTCGATGTTGGTCGTGTTGCCCTGCAAGATCTGCTGCTTGTAGAGGGCCGCCGGCGTCCCGCTGCTGGGCGTTTCGCCCATCACCGCTTCCGTCACGCCGCTCACCTCCTGGATGCCCTTCTTCATCTGCCCGAGCCACTCGAAAGCGCCCTGCGGGATCGAGTTGGAGTATACCTGTTGCGGCTTGAACCCCGAGTCCATGGCCTTCCCCCCCTGCTTCGCCGAGTACACGATCACGCCGTTGACCTTCGTGTACTCGTCGGCGAACTCGTCGGCGGTCATCTCCGCCGGAATCATCTCCTCGGGGATCATCAGCACGCCCCGCGCCGCCGATGACATCGACAGGTCCATCACCGAGATCATCCGGTTGTACAGCCGTTGCTGGTCGATCAGGTCATCGACGATCCCTTTGGCCTGCCCGTCGATGAAGTCGGCAAACCCCAGCACGAACGGGCTTTCCTGATGCGCGTAGGGCGTCTCGCCGCGCCAGAGCACGTGTCCCTCCGGCGTGAGAAAGTAGCCCACCCACGCTTCCTCGTATCGGTCGTTGAAGCGGATCGGCGGCAACCCGCGCTGCCGGCGCATCCGGTTCTCCCGCCGGCGCGCTCCCTCGCCGAGGTCCACCTCCGAGCGCCGCCCCGTCGCCGGGTCGTGCGCGAACGTTTTCCATCGGCCTTCCTTGCGCCACACCTCGATCACGCGGCACATGTCCGCCCGCATCGGCGAAAAGAAGCCGATGCTGTCCGCGCCGAGAAAGCCTTCGGACGTGTCCATCCCGCCAGCGTAGCCGCCGTACGTCTCTTTCCCGCCGTACACCTTGCGCACCGAATCGGCACGCTCCCGGTCGTGCGGCGCGAACGACTGGATCACCTCCTCGATCGCGAGGTCGTGCACCTGCCCCACGAGGCGCAAGTCCATCAGGCGGCGGTCCGACAGGTCGCTGTTGTAGAAAATGCGATTTGGGTGCACCTGCTGGATCAACACGTCGGAACGGTCCTCCTTCGCGCGCCACCCGTAGCCGAGGCGAAAGGCCGCCTTCCCGCCAATGATGTGCTCCTGGAAACCGTCGGCCTCCAGCGCCTTCATTTCGTTCAGGCGGCGCACCTGCCGGAGCGCGACCGTCATCATTTCGGCCGCCTGGTTGTCGCTCCGGTTGACCGCGAAGGCCTGCCGGTCGCTTTCGTTCTGGCGCAGCTGCCCCTTCAGGTTGCGCACCGTCGGCTTGATCTGGTTCATCCGCCACGGGATGCGCCCCTGCTCCTTGATGTACTGCTCCTCCGTGACTTCATTGCCGCGCTCGTCGGTGATGGTGTCACGCCACTGGTCGCCCCAGTAGTAGTCGCGCGCCCGGCTGCGAGCCTCCCGCTCGTCGGCGAGGGCGTTCCACGCCATGTGCCCGGCTTCGAGCGCTTCCGTGCTTTCGTCCGTCACGGGCAGGCGACCCGTACTTCCGCGCGCCCCACGACGGGAGCGGCGGCGGCGGCGTTGACTTCGGCCTCGCGTGACGGCAATCACGGTGGACGGGCGCTGGTGACAATTCGGTGTCACCCCCTTGTATAACATGTGCGCGCCTGAAGTGCCAGCGAGCGGCTCCGTCGGGGACGGAAATCAGGTAGCCGGGGCGCGTCTGCTTGACATCGCGCCGCAAACTCCCTGGAAATCCCCTCGGAACCACCTGAAATCACCTCAGCAACGAGACAAAAGAAGACAGCACACGACAGAAACACGACAGAATTGTCTTCCTGAACTCACCTCAAAACCGCTGAGGATTTTCAAAAATCAAGAAGACCTCCATGCTATGAAGGCATCAACTCTCTGTCCCGAACATAATTCAGTCGAATTGTGTGAACGCCTGAAAAGGCGAACTTACGGTAGAATAGACTTTCAGTAACCTACCGTAAAACAGCAACCACAGTAGCGGCGTGTCTGTCGAACTTTAGTTTCTCGACAAGCTCGACAAGCTCGACAGCACATAGGTTGCCGTGGTAGCTGGTGCGCTTCTCTCGAAAGCGTAGAAACCGCCGCAAAACCGCCGAGGATTTTCAAAAATCGACCTGAAAATCTTTGAAAATGAAAACCGGAACGCCCGTATGCCCCGGCGGTATGGATCTCGCATCGACCTTCCCCGGTCGATCAGACCCCGATTGTCCAACGCCTGCCCTGGCGCGCAATCGGGGTTTTTTATACACGAACGGCCCGCTGCTACCAACAGCGGGCCGTCGTAAACGAAACGGGCCGGGCGGCCACATCTCGTAAAGGGATCATGTCAAATCGCCGCGGCCGACGACGGCCGGCGGCGCTTCCGGCGCTTCCGCGGCAGGCTCGGCGGCGGCATTTCGCCCGAGAGGTGTAGGAGCAACCCCCGCACGATCACGCGGTCGTCGTGCTTTCCATCGGCGGCTTGCATCCGGCCTTTGACATGCAGGTACGTGTCCATCTCCTGGCACGCGCCCTGCTCGCGCTCGATGTACGAGCGGTCGGCGTACACCTCTTCGGGAATCTCGCCCTCGCCGAATTCGAGCGCCGCCCGCTGCGCCCGCGTGAGCGCGCTGATGATGAGCTGCTTCGTCTTCTTCGTGGTGTACCATCCCGCCTTTGTCCGGTGCCGCTCCTTCGTGTCGTCCGGCGGCTCGCGGTGGTACAGATTGCCGTAGTGCGGCATGATCTCGTGCAACACTGTCATGCCGAAGTCCGGCTCGCGGCTCTCCGGCGTGCGCCCCGTATTGTACAGGCTGTTCGTCTCGATCGCCCAGAACGCCTCGTCGTACCACTTCGCCAGCCGCGCCGCCGCCCAGGCGTAGCGGTCGACGTCCTCGTGCCCGCGCCACTCCGCGACGATTTCCGGCGGCGCGCCCCAGAGCAGCGGCGCGCGGTCCAGCACGGCCGTCACGCTGTACGAGGCGTCCTCCGACAGGCCCGGCCCCACGTCGCTGGCTGCGCAATAGCGATGTCGCACGCGGGCGTCCTCGCCGATCCCGCGCTGCTTGCGCAGGTGCTTCAGGCACCCGTGGCCGTAATCCGCGCCGGGCCGCCGCCACACCGACAGCGGCGCGCCCCGGCGCGACCCCCCGCGCGCCGGCTCGAACGAGATGCCCGCGAGCGCCGCCCCGGTCCCTTCCTGCGCGTCGGCAACGAGCCGCCCGCGCGCGGACGGCGACTCGCAGCCAGCCTTCAGCGCCTCCACGTAGCGCGCCGGAAACACGCGCTTCAGCCCCGCTTGGAACGCGTGCTCGGCGACGATCGGGAACTCCTCGAGCAGCATCCACGGCTTCGTGACGTACCCGGGCTTCCGCTCTTGGTGGCGCCACCAGTTGATTTGCTCCAAGGTCGCGCCCCAATCCCACATCCACGCGTGAAACTCGTCGAAGCCCGCGGTGAACGCCTCCACCGCCTCCGCTCCGTAGTCGTCGAGCGCGCGTTGATACTGCGGGTCGTCGAACACGCCCACGAACAGGAACTCGTACCCTTCGTCGTCACCGGAGGGGCTGCGCACCTCGTCGCAGAGCTCCTTGAAGTACACGCCCGTTTCGCCCTGCGCCGTCGATTCGATGATCCCCACCGTGCCTTCCTCCTCCACGAGCATCGAGTCCATGTTCTGCATGACCCGCCCGGCGCTCACGCGCTGGTTCGACGGCCACTTGCCCACCTCGAACATGTGCGCGAACTGCGGCGTGCGGCCCGACGGCGCGTTCGGGCGTTGCACCGTGCCGACCGACAGCGTGCACTCCCGCTCCGGGATTTTGCGCGTGTTCTGCATCCCGGCGTGCGGGCGCATGTGAAGCGGCGCCGGGTAGTGCTCGCGGATCAGGTCGTAGCGGGAGAGCACGTCGCGCGCGCCGTCCTGGTCGAGCCCCACGAACCACGCGTCGCGCCGGCGGTGCCGCTCGATCTGGTGCCACGCGATGTACGTGTACGACAGCGTCGTGCACCCCCACTGCCGGTGCTTCAGCACGATCGCGCGCACCGGCTCGCCGGCCAGCCGCTGCTCTTCGAGCGTCTTCACGTAGAGGCGCTGCGGCCGGTTCAGCACGAACGGCACCACCTCGCCCTCCTTGTTCTCGATCCGCGCCACCGAACGGCACCAGAACTCGAAGTCCTCTTTCATGCGCACGCGCCACAGCGCGCGCATCGTTTCGTCCAACCCCGCATCCCGCGCCTCCGCATAGGCGGCGAGGCTCCCCGCGTCGAGCGCGCGCTCGACGCCGCCGTGGGAACGCATGGCCTCCGGTAGCCACACGCTCCCGGCGTCGTCGGACACGACCAGCTCGAAGCGCTCCAGCGGCGAGCCGACCCCGCGAATGGGATCGTACTCCTCCTGCAGCGCGGCGCGGCGACGGGCGTTTTCTTCGAGGTACTCTGCGGGCGTCATGGGAGGGCGGAGCTGCCGATCACCGTGTTTCCTGCGAGCTGTCCGGGTCGTCGGCGAGAATGAGGGCCTCGTTGATGTCCGCGAACACGTCCACCTGCGTGTCCGGGTCCGCGTCGGCGCCGGAGCCCTCCCACTCGCCGCGTTTCTTGAGCACGTCCGTGCTCGCCTGCTTGCGGGAATACAGCTCCACGTTGGTCACCTCGCCCCGCGCGTTCACGTCCACGCTCTTGATGGCATCGAGCACGCCGCGCCGCTGGGCCTTTGCGAAGTCGAGGTGCATGCTCCCTTCCTCGTCAACCTTTAGAAAATCGGCCATCGACGCCTGCGCGAGGTCCTCCAGATACGTCTCCAGCTCCGCCCCCGAAATGCGCTGCGCAAACGCATCCTCCACGAGCGCCGCGATCTTCGGCTTGTTGCGGTTCTCGTGCCCCTGCTGCGCAAAGCCCGCTGCGCCCGAGCACTTGTACCCCGCGTCGCGCGCGGCCTGCGCCTGGTTGTACCCGTTCGTCAGGTACTCCTGCACCCACGCTCGTTGCAGGTCCGTCAGCTTGCCCCACAGCGCCGTGCGCTCCCGCTCGGAGAGCAGATCCGGGTGCGTCTGCGGCGTCTGCTGTTCGGCCGCGTGAGTCGGAAGGGTCATGGGCTCTTTTGTGTTTGTCGGGAGGATTGCCGGGACTGGTTCTCTTCGATCCGCGTGCGGAGCGTCTTCGCCACCTCGATCAGCCGCGCCCGCGCCCGCGCCGCCTCCTGCGGATTTGGCGCCTCGTAGTAGCGCGATTCGAGCGCGTCGAGCGCTCTGATCGGCTTCGATTGCGTCTCGCCGTTGCGTTCGGCCCACCGCTTCACCCACTGCACATCCCGCGCGCCGGACGCCGGCGGCCGCGTTCCCAGCCCCGAAAGCTCCATCGGCAAGCTTCGGGCTTGGCTCGATTTGTCCCCCGCCACCCGCTCGCTCCCGCTCATCGCCAACCGCCCAAAGCCGCCCGCGAAGTTGCGCGTTAGGTAGTCGATTTTCCGCGCGTCGGTGCCGAAGACCGGCTGAAGGGCTTGCCCCAGCGGCGAGGCGTACTTCGTGCCCTCACGCTCCGAGAGTTTCAGCCCGCTCTCCCACGGGCTTACAATGTAGTCTTCGCGGAAGAAGTCGCGGTTGGCAACCGCTCCGACCCCCGCGAAGGCCGGCGAGGAAAGCGCCCCCTTCACGCGGAACGGGTTGTATCCCTCCATGAACGAGGTCCACAGCCCCTCGTAGGCGCGACTCGCCTCCTCTTCGTTGCCGCGCGATGCCGCCAGCGACGCATCAACGCTCCGCACCACTGCCGAGGAGATTACGCCGAACTCGTAGGATTTCGGAATGCGAAGGCGCGCGTTTTCTGAAAGCGGCACCGTGTAAAAGAAATCTTTCATGTAGCGCGACTGCTGGCGCCAGTCGTCGAGCGCGCTCTCTTCGTCCTCACCTTCGCCCCCGCTGAATGCCGCATTCATCCCGTAGAAAAAGAGATCCGGCGCCATCGCGTACATCGTCATCCGCGTCGCCGTGTGAACGGGACGCTCTTTGAACGCCTTCGCCGTTGTCGTGATGCTCTGAATCATCGGATTGAAAAAGAGCACCACGCGGTTGATCTTCTTCGCCGCGCGCCCGGCCTTTGCAAAGTCGATCAAGCCGCGCGCGTCGGCAGCCGCCTGGAGGCGCGCGTCCAGCTCGCTCATCCCGTCGGCGCGGTACTCCTCGCGCTTTTTAGTGTATTCGGCCACGCGGTTGACCGTCTCCTGCAGGCTCGCGATGCGCCTGTATCCGTCCTTCATCCGGCCAAGCGTCGTCAGGATGTCCCCGTCGCCGAAGTGCCCGGCCATGAGCCGGCGCATGGCCTTGTAGTGGTCCTGCTCGCTGCGCCCGTGCCACCCGAACTGCGCGCCGCCGACCCGCTCGAATTCGCGCATATCTTGCATGAACTGCCGGCGTCCCTCCCCCGACAAGAGCGGCGTCAGGTGCTCGTGGATATGCGTCTCGCCCTTGATGGCGCGCTCCTGCGGGTCGCGCAGGCTCTGTCGCACCAGAAACGGCGGCGCGAGCGTAATCGCCTCTTTCGAAAAGCGAAAGACCGACTGGAACGCGCTCAATATCGTCCCCAGCTCCTCGGGACTCATGTCGTCGAACGCCTGCTGCACGTCGGGGTGGAAGTCAAAATGGCGCGCTTCGCCATCGAAATAAATGGTCTGCGTGCCCGCTTCCTCCGAGGGCACCTCCTTTCCGATCTTCGATGTGTCCATCACGCGCCCGTCGTACATTTCACGCTCGGCCCGCCCGTCGCCCAGCGCCATCGGCTCGGCGAACGCGCGCATCACCTCGTTGCGCTCGGCCTCCCTGATGAAGCTTTGCGTCTGCGCGATGAGCATCGCGTACGGGTTCTCGATCTCCCGCGTCGATCCCTGAAACTCATAGATCAGCTGCGAGCTCTGCGTCATCTTGCTCACGGCCCGGAACGCCCCGTCCGGCGCGTTGTCGTAGGCCATGCGCATCACGCTGTCCGTCTCGCGCGCATAGGCGTCCTCCATCACGCGATTCAGCGGCACGTACGACTGGTTGCGGTCCCGGATCTGCTGGTATTTTTCCTCCGACAGCCGCCCCTTCTCCACCCAGAAGCGCAGTAGGCTATCCGTCCACTCGCGGTAGCGGCGGGCGGCTTCCTTTGCGCGGTCGTGCGCTTCGGGGTCGCGCTCCTGCAACCCTTCCACGAGGTCCTGCGCCGCCTGCTGGTCGGAGCGCACCCCGCCGCCGATGCCCGTCAAGCGGCGTTTTTTGTCCTCCGCCCACGCCTCTACGTTTTGCGGGGCGCCCTCGTACCCTACTTCCCGCGCCGCCTCCTGCATGTCCTCGCGCGCGCTCCGAATCGTCTCCTCAATGTCGCTCACCGTCGTTTCGTCGACGGTCCCCGACCCCTCGCGCATCAACGCGAGATCGGCCTCGGCCTGCTGGATCGTGCCGTGCGCCTCCGCGATGCGCGCCGCCGCGTCGTCGATCTGCTCGGCTTTCTCGACCGTCCGCTCGGCGATCAGGAGCGCCGTCGTGTTTTTCAAGTCCTCGCGGCTTTCCATCGGCTCCATGAGCCAGTCGAAGCCGCCCGGCGTCACCGTATTGTACTCGCTGTCGAACATGCCGCTTTCGAGCGCCTGCCCGAACCGCGTCTCGGTCCCCTGAAACAACCGAAACAGCGTCTCGAAGTCATCCGACGGCAGGGCCTCTTCGAGCCCCCGCAGTTGCCGCGCGAGCATCTGCGCCTTGATCGGGACCGCGATTTCATCGGTGAACTCGGCCTTCACGCGGTCCAGCCACGTCGCGCCCGTCGCCTCGTTGGTGGCGAACCGCTGCTTCTGCTTGCGCAGGAATCGCTTCACGCGCCCCATCACGCCCGGCTGGGCCTCCGCGCCCATCCCCTCGCGCACGTTCGCGAGCACGCCTTCCGCCTCGCCGCGCTCCGATGCGCCGGCGAAGGCGCGCAGCCGGTCGCCGAACTGCTCCACCGCCGCCCACGCTTCGTCGGACAGCGCCTCCTTCGCGACGCGGTGCGTCTCCGGCGCCATTTCTTTCGCGGCGGCCGGGTCCGCGGCGTACGCGCGCAGCCACTCGGCAAAGCCTTCGGCGCGCGCGTACGCCGCGCTGCCGTCGTCGTAACGCGTGCCCGCGCTCCCGTGCTTCGAAAATGTCGGCACGAGCTCCTCCTGCATCGCGTCGAGCGTGTCCTGGTCCGGGCCGCCCCGCCCAGGCGGCGCGATCACCTTGAACTCGTCGTCGAGCGCGTGGGCGACCTCGTGGATCACCGTGTCCAGGTCGCTCTGCCCGCCCCGCGCCGTGATGCGGGCGTCGGCCGGCCGGAACGATCCCTCCGGGCCAGTCGCGGGGCTGCGCTCCACGCGCGAGACGCCCGCCCGGTCTTCGAGCTGGCGCACCATCTCGCGGAAGGGCACCACCTCGCCGCTCGTCTGGTCGGTCCGCACCGGCACGCGCCCGGACTCCTCCGACGTGCGCGCCTGCTGCCCTTGTTCGGCGGTGGTCGGCTCGCTCGCCTGCACCCCGGCGCCACGGGCGCGGGCCTCCATGCGCTGCCGGGCACTCTGCACCCTGCTCTCTGCCAAACTCGCATCGGCCTCCGCATCCGCCTGTTGCCCCGAAGCAGTTCCCGAGTCTATCTGCGCAGAATCCAACACAACCCACGTTCCCGGCGCGTCCACAGCCGTTCCATCTTTGAGGTAAACTGAATCGTACCCATTGTCTTCGGCATACTCAATCGCTGCCTCTGCATTTTGCGAAGCAGCCTCCCACACCTTTTCTGGCACACCAGCACTATTCTCTTGGTCGATCACGAGTGGGTTTTCTACGTCGATGCTGTGTTCACCAACATGTGCCTCTGCATCCTCAACACGCATATCCATTCCCGACCCCGATTGGCGCGGGTTGCTCTTCCGCTCCGCTCTACTCGCATAGAAGTCTGCATCTGAGCGGCTTTCGGTGAAGAAGAAGCCCCTCTCTGCTGCCGGGTCGTTGTCGGTGAAGCGCCCCAAATGCTCCGAATCGAACGATCGGCTGTCCTCGCCGGGGTACAGCGCCGTCCCATGATAAACCGTTTCCGGAGGCTGCAAAGCACTGTCTTGCTGCTCGCTCGTCCCAGACCGACGTTCCGCTCCTTCCGCCGACGGCCCCGCGTCCGTTGCCAGCACGCCGCTGCCGCGCTCCGTACCCGCCTGAAACAACGCCTCCGGCCCTCCCTCCGGGTCGCCCTCGCCCGCGGTCTCCGTCGGCATCAGCGCCTCGTCTACCGCCCCGCCCAGCCGCTCCGCCCGCTCCGGGGTCAGCGTCACGCCCGTCACCTCTTCGAACCGCCGCGCCAGCTCGTCGGCCCGCCGCTCCGTCTCGCTCTTGCGGCGCGGCCTGCCGGGGTTGTCAAGCAGGTGCTCGACGATGTCTTGCTCCGTCACGTCACGCCCCGTCTCGCGGCCGATCTCGTCGGCGGCGGCGTCGAGCGCGCGCCCCTCCGACGAGAGCCAGTTGAGGGCGACCTGGGGGTTCTCTTGGTTCGTGCCGCTGTCGTACGCCGCCTCGAACGACTCGGTGTCGAACCGCCCCTCTGCGTCGATCGCTTCCGCCACCGGATCTCTCGTGGTGCCCTCCTGCGTCTCGCGCTGGGCCCGCTCGCGCACGATACGGTACGTGTCCAGGATCTCGACCGGGTTCGTGCTGCGATTCGCGACCGCACGCTCCACCTCTTCTTCGCTCTTGCCGCGGCCCAGCGTCCCCGCCGCGCTCTCGCCCTGCTCTTCGAGCGCGCCAGCGTTGGAGCGAAAGTACTGCTCCAGTGCCGGGTCGTAGCCGGGCGACCCCGGACCGACCTCGCCCGTCTCGCCCAGCGATACGACCTCCTCGTCGGTGTTGACCACCGAGAGGCGGCCGTCGTCCCGCTCCCGCACCTCGTACTGCGGGTCGGCTTCCGGCTGCGGGTCAGCCTCCGGTTGCTGCTCAGCCTTCGGCTGCTGCTGATCGGCCGCACTGCCGTCTTGCTGCGGGGGTCCGTCTTGCTCCGCGGCTCCGCCTTCTTGCGTTTCGGGGATCGCTTCGAGCGTGCCCTTCTCGAACGCCTCGCTCACCGCCTGTTCGCGCCGGTCCAGCTCCTCTCGGATGACGCGCTCCTCGACGGGCGACAGGTCTTCTTCCTGCAGCCCGCGCTCCAGCTCCGCCGTGTCCATCGACCGCGCCGCCCCTCGCGCTGCCGTCTCCTGCAGCGCCTCCTCCGTGCTGCGCTCCTCGTACCGCTGCTTCTGCACGCGCGCCTCCGCACCGGCGCTCGTCGCCGTCGTCACGCCCGACGCCAGCCCCACGCCCGCGATCATGCCCTCGATCGCGTCGCGCCCCACCTGCCGATCCGGATCCCAGCCGTACTTTGCCCCCACGTCCGCGATCACACTCTGCAGGAATTCGGTCGCCCCCTCGCGGCTGGACGCCTTGCCCCACTCCTTCGCGTAGGTGCCCAGCCGCTCGCCGATCTCTCTTTTCATCAGGCGCTTCGCGCCCTCCTCGACGGGTGCCTCGTCGACGATCCGGCCGATCGCGCGTCGGAGGCCCGCCGCGCCAGCCGCCTCAAGGCCGCCGGCCACCGCGCCGCTCGCTTCCGCCAGCGCGACGTCCTCCAAGTTCGCCTCGCGCCGCTCCTCGGTTTCGGGATCGGTCACCGCATCGCGGAGCTGCGCGCCCGTTTCGAGCTGCCGCCCCGCCCCGAACATCGCCACCGCCTGCGCGCCTCGTGATAGGCCCCGCGCCGCCGTGCCCGCACCTGCCGTCACCGCCAGCGACGGCGCCGCCTGCGCGGTGATCTCGCTCATGTACTGCCCCACGCCCCGCGGGTCCTCCGTCATCGCCCGCGCGAAGCCCTTGCCCTTCTGGATCTGGTCCTGCACCCAGCCGGGGGCGCCCTCGAGCTCCGCCATCTGCCCCGAGCGCACGTCTTCCGTCGCCTCGTCGACCGCTTGCTCGCCGCGCACGGCCCCTTCGTCGCGGGGGATCTCGCGCGCTTGGCTCGCGACAGCGTCCGCGCCCCGCTGCAGCAGGCCGGCGGCCCGATCATACTGCGCCTCCCCCTCCGCATCCATGTTGCTGATGCGCATGATCTGGCCCATCTCTTCGAGCGCGCCCGCCCCGATGTTGAGCGACCCGCGCTTGAGCTCGTCAAATGTCGAGCGCAGCCAGCCTTTGTCCTCCGTGCGCGCCGGCTCGTCCGACGCTGTGGGCGCCATCACCGATTGCAGCGTCCGCGCGCGTTCCTGTTCCACCGGCGCGTGGAGGTTGAGGTTCGGCGGCGCATCGGTGGCCTCTCCGTCGCCGGCCGACGCCCCGATCTTGCTGAGCGCCCGGCGCCGCGTCGTGTCGTCCGACCCCTCTCCGCGGAGCTTGCGCAGCGCTCGCTTGCGCACATCCTCGCGCGGCTTGCTGTCGCCCTCGCCGTCATCCGGCCCATCTTCGGGGCCGGAGCCTGGCCCCGCGCCGATCTTGTTCAGCGCGCGCTGCCGCGCCGCCTTCTGTGCCTCGCCCAGCCGATCTGTCGTGCGCTCGTCGCCCATTGCTGCTGAGGTTATTCGAGAAGGCCCGCGCGCTTGAGGTCGCCCACGCTGAGCGCTTTGTACTCCTGCTCGCTCAGCGGCTCGCGGCCGCGCTGCCGGAGCGCCTCGTTGACCGACCCCAGCGACGGCTTCTCCGCGCGCTGCTGCTCCTGCTGGCGACCGCTGCCATCCGGCGACCCCTGCTCCGCGCCGGACGCGCCTCTGCCCCGGGCCTGCGAGGCGCCGCCCAGGCTCGGATTCCGCCGGGTCATGTCAAGGAGGCGCTCATTCACGCGATTCCGCTCGGTGTTGACCTTGCGCAGCTCGGCGCGTTTGTCCTGGATGCGCGCTTGTCGCTTCCGCTTCGCCTCGTCCATCGAGACAGCGTCGCTGCCCACCGTGACATCTGCATTTTCGAGCCGCTCGATGTCCTCCCGCAGCGCCTGCGCCTTGTCGTGTAGCTTCTGCAGGTCGTACTGCGCCTCGCGACGGGCGTCCCGCGCGTCCTCCTGCTCGTCGCCCCCGCTGCCGCCGCCGCGGTCGCGTTCCTCGTAGTACGCCGCCTGCGCGCGATTCTCCTCCGCGCCAGCACGACGCTTTTCCGCGAGGGCCTCCTGCGCGTCGGCGCGCGCCTCGTTGTACGCATTGTTCTGCTCGGCCCCGATCTCCTCCATCCTGCGGCTGTGCTCGCGCTCATTCTGCCTCCGCGTGCGCTCCGCCCGGCGCTCGGCCTCGTAGTCGCTGCGCTCCGCCTCGTACTGCTGCTGGCGGTAGCCCTGGCGCAGCTGCGCGTTCCGCTTCCGCGCGTCGGCGAGCCACTGCTCATACCCGCGCAGGTTTTCTCGATACCGCTTGTCTAGCTCTTTCTGCCGGGTGGCGCCCGCGTCGGCGAGCCCCGCACCGATCGCCGACAGCGTCGTGCGCTCCTCCCCCGCCGCGATCGTGCCCAGGGCCCCCAGCCCCGCCATTAATTGATTGATCTTGCTCGCGTCCACGTCGCGCTGCGGCCGCTCCCGCCGCGACGTGTCGATGTAGCGCGGCTCCGGCACCGCTGGCGGCCGCTCCGGGCCGCTCGCGGGCCGGCCTCCCCCCATCTCGCGCCCCGCATCAACCGGCCCCAGCGGGGGGGCGCGATATAGCTCCTTTTTGGAGTAGTGCGGCGAGTCCTCGGGGCCGCGCGGGTCGTCCGGATCGTCCTCGGGCATCGGCCCGCGCGGGTCGTCGTCGAGGCCACGCGCGGCGGTGTAGGGCGTCGAGAGCATGTGTGTGTGGTGTGTTTAGAGTCGGCGCGCCCAGGGCGATCATCCGCCGCTGGAGCCGCCCGCGAAAGCTCCTCCCTTGCCCAGGATCGACGCTGCGCCCATCACGGCGTCCTGCACGCGCCTCCCCGCCGCACGCTCGTTGCGGGCCCGGCGCTCCAGGTCGCGCAGCGCGAGCGCGTTGAGATTTTCGCGCTGCCGGAGCATCCCGCGCCGCGCCCCGCGCCGCTGCTGCTGAAGGTGCTGCTGCGCGCTCCCCGCCAGCTCGCGGAGGCCGCTCCCCAGCTCGCGCTGCCGCCGGGCCGCCTGCGCCATCTCGTACTCGCTCCCGGCCGCGCCCCGACGCACCGCCGACGCCGCGTCGGCCCGGCGCTGGCGCTCCTGCTGCTCACGCAGCGCGCCCGCGCCCGCCTCGAAAAAGGGACTCTCCGTCGCGGTCTGGTCCCGCGCGTCGCTATACTTCCCACGCAGCATCGAGAGGAGGTTCTGGTTTTTGGCGGCGAGTTCTTGGCGACGCTTCTGCTCTTCGTCCTCGCCGCCGCCGCCGAGCGCCCCGGCGATGCCACCGATCACCGCGCCGCCAGCGATGCCCCAAGGGGTGCCGGTCGCACTGCCCGCCGCCGCTCCGCTCGCCGCTCCGCTCAGTCCGCCTTGCCAGTCTACCATGCCGATACGGTGTGTCAGGTGGAGTCAAGCCGATACGCCCGGGCCGCGCCTCGCCGCGATACAGCTCGAGGGCGCGCCCGTACACGTCAGGGTATGACACGCGAGTGTCACATGCAAGATCCTTCCGCCGCCTCACTCCTTTTTGTGGACGATGAGTGAAGAAAAAGTAAAACCCCATGCTTTTCCGCGTGAGCGGAAACTCCGCGTGTGCGGAGTGGTTGACGAGGGTGAAGCGAGGGAAGAAAAGACCTCGCGGGCCGAAAGGCCACCCGCCCTCACTTTCCGATCAAGCACATCCCCAAGACCATGAGTACCGATCTCACAAAAGCCGAAAAGCACGACCGTGATCTCCACGCCGCTCTTGAAGCGAGCCTGTGGCACGCCAAAGGCTTCTGGGACGAAAGCGTCGTCGAAGACGAGCATGTCTCCGGCGGCGAGCGCGTGAGCAAAAAAGGCTTGCGCAAGAAGACCATCTGCCGCACGCGCTCCACCGTCACCGGCGAAGACGCCTACGTCGTCCACGCGGGCAACGCGCGCTATCTCTACGCGGACAAAGAGACGGTCCGCACCGCCTTCGAGCGGTGGGGCTTGCCGGATGACCCCGAGCGCTACATCCAGGGCGGCAGCGAAGACAAAGGCTGGACCACAGTGAAGTACAGCGCGGCCACCGCAGGCACCACGAGCTCGCAGTACGCCGCGTGGGTCGCCAGGGAGACCGGTCAAGACGTGGACTGGGGATACGGCCCCACCGGTGACGGGCCCGACCTTGACGAGGTGCTCGCCCGCGACGTCGAAGACGAAGTGCGCCCGACGAAGGAGGAAGGCGAGAGCATCGCCCGCCGCGTGACCGAGCGCCTCCGCGACGAGACCGGCATCAAGCACAGCGACTTCCGCGTCAAGTACAGCGGGAGCTACCACAGCGAGGGATACCGCGTGCGCGCTGGCGCGGCGTCCTTCGGTGGGGCAAAGGTCACCGACGACGAGGAGACCGTCTTCGAGAAGTGCCTTTCCGTCGCTGAAGCGCAGAAGGGCGCCATTGCCTTCTACGCTGGCCCCAGCGACGCGCGCGGATCGACGGGCGAGCCGTACTTTCAGGAAGAGGGCTGATCCCCCTTTCTCGGGATCTCCGATGGCGCGCAGGCGGGTGCGCCTTTCTTTTTCCTTTGACCCTACACCCCCACGATATCATGAGCAAGCTGAAGCAGACCACCAAAGAGCACTTCGAGCAGATCCGCGACGCCGACGGGCAAGAGACGCTGTCCGTCGAAATCGAAAGCGAGACGCGCACGCACTTCCTCGGCCGCGAAGGCGAGCCCGTCGCAACAAAGATCTACGAGCGCGGCGAGGGCATGAGGTACTACGTCCGTGCCTTTTTCGAGAGCGAGGCCGAGCGCGAGGCGTACATCCAGATGTACGGCGAGATGCCCGAGGAATCGGTGCGACAGGCTCGCGAGACCAAAGACAAAAAGCGCCGCACTGCTCACCAGCTGACGCGCGTCTTGCGCCGCCTCTGGGAAGAAGGCGAGATCGAAGAGTACGGGCCGGCCGGCTTGAACGGCTGGAGCATCGTCGCGCACGTCACCGAAGCTGACGGCACGAAGGGTTTCTGGCAGGAGCAGTTGCTGATCGGCAAGGCTGACCGGCACGTCCCCGACTGGCGCGACCTGCCTGACCACCGCCCGCTGGCGCGCCATCGCACCTCGCGCGGACGGCTCACCAGAACGTCCAGCGCGGGCGAGCGCCGCGAAGACCCCGACCCGAATGCCGCGCTCCCGTACTGACTCCGCCGGCATACAAAAAGCCCCGCCGACACCGCGTGTCGAGACACCGGCCCGTCGGCGGGGCTTCTTCGTGCCGATCAAGCACATCCTCTCTCACGCCGAAGACTCCCCACAGATCCATGAAAGACGCCCCCACGAAAGACGACACCGACCGCACGCTGCATGGCCGTCTCTGGACGGACCTGCGTCCCGAAGAGGAGCGCTGGCTCGAAAGCGCCTGCGGCGAGGACCTCACGCCGCAGCAGCTGACGCGCGCCCTCTATCTCCTGGCGAGCGAAGATGAAGAGATCGCCGACCGTGCCCGCGAGATCGCCCGCAAAGGAAGGCGCCTAGGCGCCGGCCGCAAAAGGCGACGCGGCGTCTTGGACGAAGACGACGTGCGGGAGGCCATTGGCGAAGAAGGATCGCTTTCCGGCGCCGCTCGCGTGCTCGGCGCGCATCGCTCGTCGATACGCTACGTTTGCGCTGAGCGCGGCATCCACGTCCCCAGCATGGGGCGCGTGCCCGAGCAGTTGGAGAAGTACAAGTGAGAGAGAAGCATGAAGAAAACGTAAATGAGGTATTGAAAGGAACAGCGAGGTATTGAAAGCGTGTACTCTCATGAAGCGACGGAAGAAATCGCACACTCTCTCACAAACCACCGCACACGACATGGATAAGCTCTTTCACGAGATCCGCAAGCGCGCGACGGATAACCTCCGCTCCGTTGAATGGAACGGCAACCGCCTCGGGGAAATCCTTCACCCTGAGCTCCTTCACGAAACGGCTGAGGCAATCGCAAAGGCAGCGACTGAGGAGCAGGCTGAGTTCGCTGAAGATTACCGCGGAGACGAAGACACTTTCATCTCGACTGCTACTTACGAGCAGGTATGCAAGGTCGCAGGGATCGCCTACCAGCCTGCGAGGGACAAGCGCGGCCCACTCCACGACCGCCTATCCGATGATCTCACTACTCGCTTTCATGAGGCCGTCAGGACAGAGCTGAAAAGTGCCGCCAAGCACGCTCGCAACGCATATCTGGGAAATGCCTAAACACGAAACCGCCCCGCCTGGACGGAAGACGCGGAGGTTCGATCCCTCCGCCGGGGCCTGCACTCGCGCACTCCCTCACTCAACCACACCCAGCACAATGGCTACCCCGACCTCCTCCTACGCCGAGCGCAATGTCGTCCTCTCCACGCTCAACCCGCAGCGCGGGAAGAAAGTAATGAGCCGAGACCAGACCAACACCGCCTCGGACGATATTTACACGCAGACCTATGCGGTCAACGCCGAGCGCTACACGCGCGACGAGTGGCTGCACAAATCGGGTCCCGCTTCCGTCAGACACCAGATGGAAAAATGGCTCGCCAGCGAGGCAGTGAATCCTTACAACGACGACGTGCCAGCGCGCCTTTTCGATCGCATCGAGCGCTCCGACCACGCCGCGAGCCTTTCCGCGCAGGGGCGCCGCGTATATGGCGTGAGCGACGACGACGTACTCACCTTCGCGGAAGTCGAAGAGCTCTTCTGGGAGCACTATCCGGAAGATGTACTCGACGCCGCGTGAGACGTCGGCCAGCAAAGCCCGCCAGCACCGCGCCCTTGCAGGCCGGCTTGCTGGCGGGTTTCGTCATTCGATGACACCGCCTCAATCGTGCCTGACAGACATGAGCTCCACCAACACAAAGCCGCGCGCGGGGTCGTCTGCCCTGGCGCCCGGCATTACGCTTTTCGAAAAAACTCTGCGCGTCCACGACGACGGCTCGCGCGATACCCACCTCGTCGCGCGCGCTTCCGCGCAGATCGAAGGCACCCAGAAGACCGTCACGCGCGGCGTCGAAACGCATGGCCTCGAAGAGGCGCTGCGCCAAGTGTGCGAGTGGCGCTTCGAGCACGCGCCCTCCTCCGGCGGTTACGAGAGCGCTGGCGACCTGCTGGAGGAAGCTCTTGCCAATGTGCAGTCTGGCGAACTGGGGTGAGCGTCGCCTTCTCTGCAGCGATAGACCCTCGCGAAGATGCTGGTTTTGCCGGCCAAGGCGAGCAGATGCGCCGCATCTCGCCGCGAACACCGAGCGCCCTGCCAGAAAAGCAGGGCGCTTTTTCTTCTGTGTCATCGCGGGGCCAGGCGTCTGGGCCGAGTTTCGCAGGCTACGCCGTCGGCGTCGGCGTCGAGGCCGTGCGGGTCGTCGCCGGCGAGCCACGTGGAGGACTCCTCAAACAGGCGCTGCGCCTCGGATTGAGTACCGAAGTCCGAGCAGTCCCGATCTTCGCCCGGCGCCGCGTTCCAGGCGGCGATCACGAAGAGCGCCGAGACGGTGAAGCAAAAGTGGCTGACAGGCGGCGTAAAACGACGCAGGGTGTGGTACATGACGGTTTGAAGGACGAGCGCGGCGGCGACGGCCAGCGCCACGCCCCACCACGGGATCAGCCAGAACGACAGCACGAACACGCCGATCTCGCCGAACAGCATGAACTGGTTGGCCGGAGACGAGGGATACTTGTACTTTCGCCCGATGCGGCCCATGCCGCGATTGGTGGCAATCTCCACCCACGAGAACGCCGCCATAGCAGAGGCGAGCGCGAGCGTCACGGCGGCGAAGACGAGCCAGTTCATTGTTGCTGGTCCTCGTTTAAGTTTTGCGTTTCTCGCTTTTCAATCAGCTGGCTGAAGAGAAAATATAGCCCTCTCTTCGAGCTGCTGCGCCAATCTTTCCAGCCGTTGCGGGCGGCAACTATCGTGCCTACCGCTGCCCCGTACAGAAATGCGTCTCCACTCCAATACCAAACCACGCCGATACCCAGAGCAGAGACTAATAATGTCGAAGCGAGAGCAAGCAAGATGTAAAGGTAGATGCGCCGGTTTTCGACTCGTCCCGTCCAGTCAAAATAGAGCGTTTTCGGTAATGCCCAGAGGAGTACGATAGTCGTAGTAATGACGCCGTAGCTGACTGTCACGAGGCCAACAGCCCATCCGGCGCAAAGCCACAAAGCAGCAATGATCCAGTCCACGGGTGAGCACCGAATGAGTGCATGAGTGAAAGCTGCAGAGGCAAAGTGTAGCAAGCAGCCTATTCAAGCAACGCGCTGGCCGCCGCCAGTCTCCATCAGTGAGCCGATCAACTCCTTCACTTGGCTGATGTGCATACGGCTCGTTTCGCGGCGGGGCCAGAAGATGCGGCCGGCGGGCCAGAAGTCGACCTGCTGGTTCGTCTTCTCGAAAATGAGGCCATTCGCCTCGTCGCCTTCCGGCGGCACCAGGTCGAAGTCTTGGTAGCCGGCGCGCTTGTTTTCGCTGATGAGGCGCACGCCCCGGCCCGGTAGCGGCTGGATGCGCTTCGCCATCAGCCGCTCGTCTACCATCACCGCGTAGTTGCCCGCACCGTCGATCTCGCGGGTCGGGTGATAGAAGAGGAGGTCTTCCTCTTCGAAGACCGGCTCCATGCTGTCGCCGGTGCAGAACATCGCGCCGATGACAGGGGGGAGGCGCACGCCCATCAGTCGCTCGAACAGCGTCGTCGGGATCGTGACCTCGATCTTTGAGCCTTCCTCGAAGATGACGCGGCCTTCGCCGCAGTCAGCTTTGGCCTCCGTGTAGATCGTGAGCGTGCGCGTGCGCTCGAAGACGCTACGCACCTCTTCCGGCGCGTTGCGCACGACGGCGGCCTGCTCTTCAACGGTTTGCGGGGGCTGGTCGGCCGCGGCGTCGGAGCGCTCTGCAACCTCGCGCGCGCTATCACCAGCAGGAAAAGTGCGAGTTTCACCGTTTTGATCAAGAAGCATCGGGCCACTACCCGACTTTAGCCAGTCTACTGTGGTCCCTGCTGCGTCAGCTACTTTAGCTAAAGTAGATTTACTGCGATTACCCTTTGGCGCTTCTTTTCGTCTTTCGTAACGCCCAATCGTTTCCTTTGCAACCCCAGCAGCCTTCGCAAATTCCGCTTGTGTCCACTCATTTTCCCGCCGCATGTGCTCCACGCGCGCGGAGAAGAGAGGAGTGTGAACAGCCTGCAAAGTCTCCATTTTGGAATCTACAATAGGAACTGTTGTGGCTACTTTACGTCGCACACTATGCGCAACCATGACAAAGACTAACAAACAGCGAGAAGATGAGCAACCCCGCCGACTGGAAAAAGTCCGTTTCGGTCTCGTTGCCCCCCGATCTGCTGACGCGCCTCGATGAGTGCGTGGATGCCAGTCGGCTCATCCAGAGCCGCTCTGCGCTCGCACGCATCGCGCTGGAAGACTACCTCGACCAGCGCGATGCCGAACGCGACGAAGCGCGCCGCCCCCAGCACGAGGCGGCATGACGCCCGCGCCGAAGTGTCCAATCGCGTAGACGGAACGCCGACTCGACCCTCCCCTACTCCCCCGCTACTATGGCCTACCGCCACATCCGCCGCCGCGAGCACAGCAGCCTCTCGCCGCGCAAGGAAGAGAAGCTCGCCGCCGAGCTGCACCACCAGAAAGAGGACCGGTGCAGCGAGTGCGGCGGGCGCTGGGGGCAGCACCAGCAGTTTTGCTCGCAGGTGTCGCGCTCCCAGCGCCTCGCCCGCGAATACGAAGAAAGCCACTAAAAAAAGCCCCGCCTGCACAGACAGGCGGGGCCTCTCACACACTCTCTCACAGACAACCCCTGCGAGAAAATGGCTACTCCCAACAACGACTTCACGCCCGGCGAGATCCACAGCACCGACTGGTACATCCTCCCGTTCGATGCGGACAAGGCGCGCTTCGATGCGGGCCGTGATGAAAGCCGGTGGACGCGCGTGCGGTTGAAGGCCGGGTGCCACGGTTCCCGCGCGCTCGACGCATCGACGCCGGGACCCGCATGGGACTACGTCAGCGCCTACCAGGGCGACGCGCGCCTGGCGACGTTCCTGCGCTTGGGCAGCCGACACCACGCCGACTTCCGCGACCTGCGCGACGCGGGGCGTCTCCTGACGGCGGAGGAATACGAAACGCGGCGACGGCGGGCGATTGCGCTGCACAAGCGCATGGGCGGGCAGCGCGACGACTACGACGGGGCGTCCCTCATTATCGGACGCCGGATCGAGAGCCTGATCCAGCTGACGGAGGCCGAGCACAAGCGTGTGCGATCGGCGGTCCTCGCCGCCCACGCTGGTGACGAGCGCGAGCCGGTGCGCAAGCTGCGCTCCGAGTGCGCCGCCGTCGGCGTGACCGATCCGCTCGTTTGGACGGCGCGCGTGGTGGGGCGCAAAGAGAGCCGCCTCGCCAGCTACACGAGCCGCGAGATCGGCGATGCACGCCGCCAGCTGCGCCATGACGAGGGGCACGGGCGCGTTGGCGGGCGACACCCGGGCGAGTCGCTCCAGGCTTACAGGCAGCGCGCGCGGATCTCGTGACCTGCACGCGCCCCCTCTCCCCTCACCCCTCCTCTGACGATGGACCTGCGAGACACACTCGACGCCCACCAGGACTGGCTTGACGACCGCGACGAAGGCAAGCGCGCCGACCTGCGCGAGGCCGACCTGCGCCGCCTCGACCTGTACGCGGCCGACCTGCCCTACGCTGAATTGGCCCGCGCTAACCTGCGTGGGGCCGACCTGCGCCGCGCCAACTTGCAGTGGGCCAATCTGCGCGGCGCTAACTTGCGTCGCGCTAACTTGCGCGGCGCGAAATTGGCTGGCGCCTACCTGCACGAAGCCGACTTGGGCGAAGCCAGACTGACGGATGCGAACTTGAGATCTGCAAAGCTGATAGGCGCCGACTTGAACGAGGCCAGGCTGAAAGATGCCTGCCTTCTCAACGCTAACCTCTCGGGAGCAAATGGCTTGATAAACCCCGCCGAGTATCTCGAGCTCAAGTTTGAAAGAGACGGAGGCGGCGTGCTCTGCTACAAGGCCTTTGGGAGGAGCTTCGAAGCGCCCGAGTACTGGCGCATCGAGGAAGGGAGCGTGATCGAGGAAAACGCCAACCCGATCCGCACGCTTGACTGCGGCTGCGGGGTCAACGTCGCCACACGCGAATGGATACGTGGGCGCTGGCCGGTCCCGCGTGAGGTCTGGCGCTGTCGGATCGCATGGCTTGACCTGGCGGGCGTGGTGGTGCCCTACAACACCGATGGAAAAGTCCGCGCCGAGCGCGTCCGACTCCTTGAAAAAGTTGATCTGTAATTCTCGCATGGCGTCGTCTCGGGGCGGGGGCGGCGTCTCTCACCCTACACGATACCGCGCCCCTCGCGCCGCGTCATATCCTTTCAGATTCGATCTACGCACGAAAATGGACACACCGC